GCCGTAGGAGGACCGATACCAAGTGTCCGCGTTGCCCGGCGCGGTGCCGGGGTCCAGGCCGTGGTTCACGGAGGTAATCCACGTATTGCCGCTCCAGGTCGTTCCCGTCAGCGTCCCAACCACCTCAACCGTGCCCTCGGTGTAGTTGCCCTGCACCACGTTGTTGGTGAAGCAGCACGTATACGGGTAGTACCCGTAATTGGTCCCCGGGCAGCCGAAGGGACAGCCACTAGTTCCCGTGTCGCCCGTGGATTCGTTGTTCTTGATCGTCGTGGAGTCCATCGACGGATTGCTGTTCCCGCCGTACTGGTAGTTGCGACCCGTGCAGCCCAGGGCGAAGTTCTGCTCCACGTCGTAGTTCTTCACGCTGGCGGTGTCGCTGCCGTAGAACTGCCAACACTGACCCGCGCCGCCCCAGATGATGTTGTTTTTGACGATGCCCTGCGCAACGCCGTCGTTCTGCGTGTACAGACCGTGGCCGTGGCCGCGATCCGGCGCGTGCCAGCCTTGGTTGTAGAGCAGATTACCGTTCGCCTCCATCCCATGCGTTGACGGGCTGCCCCAGAGCGAGATCCCCTGCTTGGTGTCGTGGATGACGCAGTTGATGACCTTGATGCCAAGGGCCGCGCCAACGCTTCCGCTGTTGTTGGTGTAGATGCCGTAGCCGTAGTTGATCTCGGTCGCGGAGGGCGAGGATCCCGAGGAGTTGGTGTTGCGACCGGAAGCGTTGATCGCGGTCGACGCGTCGATCTCCACGCCCTGCAACCAGACGTAGCTCGAGTTGAGCGTGATGACCGAGTTGCCGTTGCCCGTATTGATGATCTCCACCGGGCAGTTGGTGCTGCCGCTCCTGGGGCAGAGGCCCCCGGCCGGATCGCCAATGATCTTGACCGGGTTGGCTGCGGTGCCATCCGCGATGTCCACCGTCAGGCCGTTGACGGAATAGGTGCCGGCCTTGAGGTAGTAGGTGTCTCCTGCGGCGTGGCCTGTGCAGCGGGCGCCGCCCGCGATAGCGGTGATGGAACCGGGCGAGCCGCTGTTGCACGTCGTGCCGCCGCCGCCCGAGCTCAGGTAGAAAGTCGAGGCCGCTTGGGCCGTTCGCGTGACCACGAACAGAAGCGAAAGAGCGAACAGGAGCTTTCGCATTAGCGAGCAATTCCGCGCTGGACCGCGACAACGCGGTTCATGTTCATCGTGAACGTCGTCGTTGATCCGGCGGTCTTGTCTAGCTTGATGACGACGCCAGATCCGCCGGTCGGGATGTTGGTCGTCACGGGAGTCGAGCACGCAACACCGCCGATCGTGCAGGTGATCGACGTGCCAGCAGCGTTGAGCGTCCAAGACGAGCGGACCATGCTGCCCGTAGTCACCGCTATGCCGGTGTCCGTACGAGTCGTCCCAACGCCGTTTTTTGCGGCGCAAATCAGCCAGTTAGTCGTATTGACCGTGAAGTCGTAGAGGAAGTAGATCCCGTTGGTGCATTCGGTCGCATCGGTGACCTGATTGCACAGACCCTTGATCACGATGATTTTGTCGGTGCCGTCTCCCTTGCTGCTCAGCTGGGAGATTTCCATGAAGTCGATCTGACCCTGGCCGTAGGAGTTGATGTTGGACGGCGCGCCAGAGGTGTTGACCCACTCCTGATGGAATCCCGTCGCCGCCGCAGTCGTAGTCGAGAGCAAGCGGGTACAGGGATGCGTAACGTCCGAAGAGGTGCTGTTGCCCTGCGTACCCGCGCCGATCGCGGCGCTCGAGTACGTTGCGACGCCGCAGTAGTTTTCGTTGGCGAAGACGGCAATAGTGGGGTCCATGATCGGATCAACCCACGTCGCGTCTTCGCGCAGGTACTTGAACGTTCCTGCCGTCGCGCCGGGATCGGGCACGCCACCCACCGCATGGGAGGCGCCAGACGCCACGAAGGTATTCAGGGTCACGGTCGGGTTGCCCGCCGTGCCGTCCGCATTCGTGATCCCGATACCCGCGTTAGCCGAGGCCAGCAGACGATTGATCGTCGTGTTGAGTGCCGTGCGAATCAGGATCCCGTTGGCGCCGGGGTCGGCCAGACCACCCGACACGGTGACCGTCCCGCCATCCTTGCTTACCGCGAAGTTGTTCTTGCTGTCCGCATACGTGCCCTCCTGCGCCGCGGCAACACCCGCGACCAGAAAGGCCAGCAGCGGAGCCCACCGCTTCACTGGTTGTACCTCTCGAAGTTGGCCGAAACCGTTCCGCTGGTGAACGTCGAGGCCGGAATGTGAATCCGGTACTGGTATGACCTGGGCAACGACGTGTACGTGCCGCCGTTACCATTCGCATCCGCCGCGGCCGGGTTCGTCACCGACGCGCACGCGAACCAGTCCATGTTGCTTCCTGACCGACAGTCGATGTTGACGACTACCGCGCAGGGGTTCGCGTTGCACTTGACCTGGGCGCCCAGGTTCCGATGCCCAAACGTGTTGATCGTCGCGCTGGTGTACTCCGCACCAGATGTCGCAGAGTCAATCGCCACGCACGTCGGCAGAATGTTTGCCGAGCAATTCTCGGCCGCTCGAAGGCTCGAGGCGAAAACCAGAAGCCCAATCGCTAGTAGTACCCGTCTCATCTCAAGCCACCCCAAGCTCACTCGGAAGACGCTTCCACGCTTCCATACACGCGCCACACATGAGCGGCGCAAACCCGCGATCCGGCTGAATTACCGGGCCGCCACAGTGCTTGCACGTCTTGTTACTGATGTTGGAAATGAACGCTAACGCCTGATCCGCCGCGTGCTTCAACGCCTTCGTCCCGCTGCGCTCGATGCACGCACGGCAGTAGCGGAAATCCGGCCCAAGCGCGCCAACGTCGTACGTGAAGTCCACGTCGTAACAGTGGGCGCACTTCGCCAACTTGGAGAACTTGCGATCGAAGAAGAACTGCGGGAGTTCTTCCTTGGTCGATCGCTTGACAAAGCTGTCCGTCACCGCTCGCCCCGCGTGTGCCCGCGATACACGACATCGCCCAGGACTTTGCCCGGTCGCAGCGGTGCCCTTGGGACCGGCTTCAGTCCTGCAGGCTTCTCAGCCGAAACCGGGAACTCCTGGGCGATCCAGTAGCCCATCGCGTCGGAAATGTGGGTTCTGCGCGAGTACGGGTCGCGCTGGTCCGTTGACTTCAGCAGATCCTTCTCGTTCGGACGCCACATGACGCCCTCGAAGTCCTCGATGAGCTCCTTGCAACGCTTCGCGACGCGGATCCCGGGCTTCCCGTCCTGCGCCCAGAGCTTCGTGTCCACCGCATTGACACGATCCTTCACTCGAGGATTGCCCTGCGGAACACGCATCCTTACCGGCGCCGAATATCCACGCAGCGCCAGCCGCATCGTGTCGTAGAAGCTCTTCGTCGTCGCGTCACCGAAGATCTGGAGCTCGCCCTTGTGCGCGGGATACATCTCCCGAAACTGGCCCACCGCACCCTCGATCGTTGACGGCTCGCGGAAGATCTCGTCCAGCACGTTCACCCAACCCGCGATGATTTGACCGACACCCCATCCCAGGGGGGATTGGTTGAAGTCGCAGAAGAGAACGAGGGGCATCCGGTCGAAGTACTGGACGTCATCCACAACGTGTACGGCCCGTTTAAAATGCGGGTAGGCGAGTGCTCCCAAGTGGGAGCCGAAGTCGATCTCCAGTTCTCTTGCCCAATCCTCTTCGCGGCCGTACTTCTTGCGTTCATTGATCTCCCACTGGGGGTCGTTGGCCTTTGCCGAATCCATAGACCAGTGGATCGGCAGGACAACGAACCCACGTGGCGATGGATACCGCTTCAGGACCGGCACAGGTACGCCATCGCTGCACGAAGTCTTTCGACCGTATCCAGCACACCAAGCGCCGAGTTGCACGTGCGGCACAGAATGCCGCGGACAAGTCCGGTGTCGTGGTCATGATCGACGGACGGGAGCCGCGGCGGCTCGCCGCAGATCGGGCAGATGCCGCCCTGCTTCTCAAGAAGCGCCATGTAGTCGGCTGCACCGATTCCGTATCTGGTTCGCAGAACGTACTCAAATCGTTTCTCGGGGTTTCGCTTCTTC